AACCATCACAAGATGGTATGAAAGTTGTAAAAGAATAATCCGAATATTTATATAGTAAGAAAACTATATGAAAGGATTAGCAAAATTTTTAGTAGAAACAATATTGGATGAAGCGACCGAAATGGACAAAGTAGTTGTTGTCTATTCTGGTCGCTTTCAACCATTTCATAAGGGTCATTACGCAACGTATGACAATTTGGTTAAAAAGTTCGGAAAAGATAGTGTTTATATAGGAACATCCGATGTAACCGATAATAAAAAATCTCCATTTGGGTTTAAAGAAAAGAAAGCAATAATGATGAAGATGTTTGGCATCCCATCAAACAAAATTGTACAAATCAAAAACCCATACGCTCCACAAGAAATACTTAATAAATACGATTCAGATACAACTGGTTTTATAACCGTTGTAGGTGAAAAGGATTCATCACGTCTAAGTGGCAAATACTTTACTCCATATAAAGGTAAAGTAGAAGAACCTTATTTAGATAAAGGATATGTGTATGCATCACCTGCACAACCAAATGCTATTAGTGGTACTGATGTTCGTTATTGGCTAAGTGCGGGTAACGAAGAAGAAAGAAAAAAGAATTTTACAAAAGCATATCCAAAGTTTGATTCTCAAATATTCAAATTAATTACTCTTAAATTAAAGGGATTAAAAGAATGTATCAACGAAGAAATTAAATTAAACGTAAAGATTGGTGATACTCTATTGATGGGTAAATTCAAAAACAAAAAAGTAGTTGTTAAAAATATAGGAACTGATGAATGGGGAATGCCAACAATCAATGGTAAGAAAGCAGTAACATTCCGAATTCCTAAAAAAGAAAATTTAAAAGAAAGTTCGGCCGGAAGTAGTGGCTTTACAGCTGGTGATGAACCTGATACATCCTTTGTAGCAGATGGACAACCTAGAATACTAAACACAGCTAAACCTGAAAATTGGTATAAGCAAGGTGGTTATACTCAAATAGATACTCCAAAAGCGGATGCTATGAGAGGTAGAGGTAAAACAAAAGATACGGAAACTCAATTTAGAAAAGCATATTATAAATTAAAAAATGTAACTCAAAGTATATTAAATCCAGCCGATGACCCACATAAGGTAGAAGATTGGGATGATGCTTATAGAGAAAATCCTGAGCAAAAACCTAAAAGATTTTGGGAACTTCCTAAAAACCAAAAATCTCAAATAATTTCAAAAGAAGATATAAATGAAATTATGAATGAAATAGAAGCTGAGATGATAGGTGAAATGGGATTAGGTGGTGGAGCTGGTATTGGATTATCTTTACCTGGTGGATATATTAATGGAGCACCAGACCCAAAAGATGTAAAGAAGTTAAAATCTAAATTGGATGGTGATGGTAGTGAAGAATATCAACCGGTAGATGAAAAGGTAGAAGATGGTAAAGTAATTTGTGATAATTGTAACTGGCAATGGGAAATAAAAGATGGAGGTGATGATGTGTATTTGTGTCATAAATGTGGCAATAATAATCAACCAAAATTAGCGGAAGGATTAAAAGATTTAGAGAATCAATTAGTATCATTATATAATAAGGCTTTTAAGATGATGCCAAAATCTCCGGCGCAAATGAAAGTTAGAGCAGAGATAGATAAACTTAAAAAACAAATAGATTCATTAAAGAAAGAATCGGTAGATGAAGCAACTGCATCTGATATAATAAAAGATTTGGATAAAGTAAAAAATGATTTGATTAAGAAGGTAGATGTATTAATTGCAAAAAAGAAAAAACTTTATTCTAATGTTGATATAGAATCTCCAATGAGTGCGGATGAAAAGAAATTAGATAAGGATATACAATCTATATTTTCACAAATCCAACAATTGATTCAACAAAAAAGAAGTTTGAAGAAAGAATCAGTAAATGAATCTTTGAGCTCCGATATAAAAAATGCTAAAAATCGTCTAAAAGACCCACATACAATAACCGATATACAGTATAACCAAACACGTAGAGGAGATAAGTACATACAAATAAACTATAAGAAAAATTATGTAGCGGGTAAGATGTATGACCCAGAAGGACACTTCGTTTCAATATTTTATAAAGATGATAAAGACCTAACATTAATTGGTAAAGAACTTAAACTAAAACTTAAAGAATCAGTAAACGAATCCCTTTTAACCGAAGGTGGGGCTTATGGTCACATGAATCATCCATTTGATATTGAAATGAATCTTACATTTGCTGACCTTAAATCAATTGTAACCAAAGCACTTAATGGTGATTTAGAATTGACTAGAGAGAAGACTGATGGGCAAGCATTGGCAGTTAGTTGGGTAAGTGGTAGGTTAGTTGCAGCTCGTAACAAATCACATCTAAAGAGTAAAGGAGCGGGTGCTATGACAATTGGACAGGTAGCTGAAAAGTTTGGTGGTAGAGGTGGGTTAACCGATGCTTATAATTTTGCTATGCAAGATTTATCAAAAGCAATAGCAGCTTTATCCGAACCACAAAGAAAAAAGATTTTTAAAGATGGTGCGTGTTTTATGAATTTGGAAGTAATATATCCAACATCCGTAAACGTAATCCCTTACAATCAACCCCTATTAGTATTTCATGGTACATTTGAGTATGATGATGCTGGTACTATAATTGGAGAGAATCAACAAGCGGCATCTATATTGGGTGGAATGATTAAGCAAGTAAATGCGCATGTTCAATCCAAGTACACAATACAGGGACCACCAATGACTAAGTTACCAAAATCGGAAGACCTAGCCAAATTACAAGGAAAGTATTTAGGAATGATTTCTAAACTACAATCAGAATTTGGTTTATCGGATAATGATGGTGTAGGTGAATATCATCAGGCTTGGTGGAGCAAGTTTGTAGAAAAAGGTGGAAAGAAATTAGACGCACAAGAAAAAATAGGATTAGTAAAGAGATGGGCATTTGGTGATAAAGCATTCAGAATAGCAACAATACAAGACGTTAAATTAAGAGCATGGGCTGAACAAATAGATAAACAAGACCAACAAAAGATATCAAAGCAAAATCTAATGAGGTTTGAGGAGATATTTTTAGGAGTTGGTGCAGATGTATTATCGTTTATGGAATCGGTACTTACTGCAAATCCTGATAGTGCTAAAAGACAAATGGTAGCTCGTTTACAATCAACAATATCTCAAGTAAAAGCAAGTGGTGACCCTAAGAAAGTTGAAAAACTAAAATTAGAGTTACAACGATTAAATGCTTTAGGTGGGTTTGATAAAATTGTACCAAATGAAGGTATTGTATTCGTATATAATGGTAACACTTACAAACTAACAGGTGCATTCGCACCTCTAAATCAAATTTTAGGTATTTTCTTTGATAGTTAATCGTTTTCTTAATTTTGATATACTTATATATACAAATATATCGTAAGTAATATGGCAAGAGAGTTTAATAAAAAGTTTATGCATCCAACCCGTAGAAAGTTGGTGGATATGGTATTGACCGGTGGTGATTATGAAAAGGAATCATTTATTTCATTTTCTGGAGCAGATAAAGAAATTATAAAACGTAAGGTTGGTGAAAAATGGACTGATGGGGATGGTAAGTCTTGGGAACAAACTGAAGGTGGTAGAATAGAATTTTCAGAACTTGGTGATATAATGGCCGAAGCAAGAGCTTATTTAGATAAGTTAAACACTTGTAAATCCGATAATTGTAAAACAATAAAAGTAGGTAGGGTTGATAAAAAGTTAATATCTAAAACTGGATATTGTTTACATTGTCTTACATTAAGAGAAGCTCAAATAAAATTAGATGGATTGTGGGAAGCTTATGAGGATTATAAAATATTTTCTAATATGATTGCACATGGTACTGATATAGTGGCTCAATTCCAACAAGCATACAACGATGCTAAACAAACATACGAAGTAGTTCAAGAAGATGGAACAATTGAAAAGTGGAGTATGGAAAGAGATGTAACCGAATTGAAAGCTGAAATACTAACTGATATAACTAAGTTTGAAGAAGAAATCGAACAGGCAAAAAAATTAAGAAATACTGCTTGGGATAAGTTAAAAGATAAAGGTTATGATTTAGTAAAACCACCTGTCGATTAATATGAGTACAGGTATAACGCAAAAGAAATCTCTAAAGGAGATAATATCCGATGAATACAAAAAGTGCGCGGTAGACCCGATTCACTTTATGAAAAAATATTGTATGATTCAGCATCCGGTGAGAGGTAAGATACCTTTTCATCTTTTCCCATTTCAGGAAAAAACGTTAACCCAATTTAATGGTAATCGATTTAATATAGTCCTAAAATCACGTCAAACTGGTATCTCAACATTATCGGCTGGATACGCACTTTGGAAAATGATATTTAATGGTGACTTTAACGTATTGGTTATTGCAACTAAACAAGATGTTGCAAAGAACTTAGTAACTAAGGTAAGAATAATGCATGAATTACTTCCTTCTTGGCTTAAAGGTGGTTCTTTGGAAGATAATAAACTTTCCCTTCGTTTACAAAATGGGTCTCAAATTAAAGCTATTGCATCATCTGCTGATGCAGGACGTTCGGAAGCATTATCACTTCTAATATTTGATGAGGCCGCTTTCATTGATAGTATTGATGAAATATGGGTAGCTGCTCAATCAACCTTATCAACCGGTGGTAGTTGTATCGCCCTTTCTACTCCAAATGGGGTGGGTAACTGGTTTCATAAAACTTGGTTATCAGCAGAAGAAGGTACAAATCCATTTAACACAATCAGATTGCATTGGTCGGTACATCCTGAAAGAGACCAAATTTGGAGAGATGAACAACAAAAATTATTAGGTACAAAAAAAGCAGCACAAGAATGTGATTGTGATTTCGTATCATCTGGTGATACTGTAATAGAACCAGAATTATTAATGTTTTATAAAGAATCATATTGTCAAGAACCATTAGAAAAGACGGGATTTGATGGCAATCTTTGGAGATGGGAATATCCATCACCAGGTGGTTCTTATATGGTAATTGCCGATGTTGCCAGAGGAGATGGTTCGGATTATTCCGCAGCGCATGTGATGGAAATTAACACATCCACTCAAGTCGCCGAATATAAAGGAAAAGTTGATACAAAAGATTTTGGTAATTTCTTAGTTGAATTATCTACTCAATATAATGATGCATTGCTTGTAATAGAGAATGCAAATATAGGATGGGCTTGTATTCAGCAAGTAATAGATAGACAATATAAAAACTTATTCTATATGAGTAAGGATTTAAAATATGTGGATATCGAACACCAAATGAGAAACAAATACCGAGCCGATGAAAGACAAATGGTAGCTGGATTCTCCACAACTTCAAAAACTAGACCTTTGATTGTATCTAAGTTAGATGAATATTTTAGAGAAAAAGCAGTTGTAGTTCGTTCTAATCGTTTGATAGATGAATTATTTACATTTATATTTATGAATGGTAGAGCTGAAGCTATGAAAGGATATAACGATGACTTGGTTATGGCATTTTGTATTGGATTGTGGGTTAGGGATACTGCACTTCGTTTAAGACAAGAGGGCATTGACCTTACAAAACGAGCAATGGGAGGTATTTCATCAAACATGCAACACTCTGGTGTATATGGTGGCAGCACTATGGAGGATAATCCTTGGAAAATGCGAATAGGTGATGAGTTTGAAGATTTATCTCAATGGTTATAAAATAGTAGTGTTTTGATAAATTACGATATTTATGGTATATGTCAAAATATAAATTAAAGCCAAATGATTAAATTAACGGATATTTTAAAAGAAGATGAGTATGTTACCCAAGCTTACAAAGTAGGCGATACTCCAACTGATAATCCAATTGATGATTATGATGAGTTAGATGTTGAGCAAGAAGATATGGATGATTTCATAAACTTCTTAAAAGGATATTCAACTCAATTAGAAGAAGCAAATTGTAATTGTGTTTACGAAGCAGACTATCAGGGTAGAGAAGTTAAGTTAGGTAAACCATCACAAGGAGATGTTAAGAAGTTTAAGGTATATGTAAAGAATCCTAAGAGTGGTAAAATCATTAAAGTAAACTTCGGACAAAAAGGAATGGTAATTAAAAAAGATAATCCTGGTAAAAGGGCTAATTTTAGAGCAAGACACAATTGCGAAAATCCTGGTCCTAGAACAAAAGCAAGATATTGGTCTTGCAGAAAATGGTAAAATAAATTATGGCAGACGAACAACAAACAGATGACAGAAATTTCTTTGGTAGACTTAAAAAACTATTTTCAACCAATGCAATTGTAACGGTTGATAAAGATGGTAAGAGAAAAGTTGTAGATACTGAAGACCGTCAATATAATACAAACTTTGTAAACCTTAGAGATAGATACACTAAATTACAAAGGTCTTATTATGAAACACAACAGGGTGCACAATCAATGGCATATCATCAAGTTCGTAGAGAACTTTTTAGAGATTATGATGCTATGGATAGTGACCCAATCATATCATCTGCATTAGATATATATGCTGATGAGAGTACAACTAAGAACGAATATGGTGATGTACTTCAAATTAAATCCACAAACGAAAATGTAAGAGAATTACTTCATAATTTATTCTATGATATATTAAACATAGAATTTAATTTATGGCCTTGGGTTAGAAATTTAGTAAAATATGGAGATGCTTTCTTAGCATTAGAAATTGCAGAAGATAAAGGTATTGTAAATGTAATGCCACACTCAATTTATAATGTGGAAAGATTAGAAGGTACTGACCCTAATAATCAAAACTATGTAAAGTATAAAGTTGAATTAGACCGTTTTGGTAAAAAAGAATACGAGCAATATGAAATGGCTCACTTCCGTATGTTATCGGATACCAACTTCCTACCTTATGGTAAATCAATGGTAGAAGGTGCACGAAGAATTTGGAAACAATTATCACTTATGGAAGATGCGATGTTAATCCATCGTATTATGAGAGCACCTGAAAAAAGAATATTCAAAATTGATATTGGTAATATTCCACCAGTAGAAGTTGATAACTATATGCAAAAGATTATTAACAAAATGAAGAAAACTCCATTTGTTAATAAGGATACTGGTGACTACAACTTAAAATACAATATACAAAACCTTACCGAAGACTTTTTCTTACCTGTACGTGGTAGTGATAGCGGTACAAATATTGAAAACCTACAAGGGTTAGAATATGCGGCTATTGAAGATATTGAGTATCTAAGAGGTAAATTATTTGCAGCATTAAGAGTACCAAAGGCTTACTTATCGTATGATGAGAATGTTAATGGTAAAGCAACTCTAGCAGCAGAAGATGTTCGTTTCGCAAGAACTATTGAAAGAATTCAAAGAACAGTTGTTAGTGAATTAACTAAAATAGCTATTGTACACTTAGCATCTCAAGGTATCGAAGATTCGGAAATGACAAACTTTGAATTAACTCTTACAAACGCTTCTACTATATATGAGCAGGAGAAGGTTAATTTATGGTCCGAAAAGGTAAGATTAGCAAGTGATGCAAAAGCACTTAATATGTTATCATCTGATTGGTCATATCATAATATATTTGGATTATCGCAAGATGAGGTTGATATCGAAAGAGCAAAAGTAATATTAGACCTTAAAGATAGATTCAGACATACTTCAATTGAACAACAAGGGCAAGACCCGGCAAATCCACCAGAACAACAAAATGTGGAAGAAGAAATCGGTAAATTAAAAACTGAAATTGAATTAAATAGAGGGGGAGGTAGACCAAGAGAAGGTAATACTTATGGTAAAGATAAACATCCATATGGTAGAGACCCACTAGGTAACAAAGAAAATGAGAAAGAGAGAAAAAGAGATGACAGACACTTAAATGCAAACGCAAAAAAGCTAGCAAGAGAATATATAAACGGAATTTCATCAAAAAAGAAGGTTTT